AACAATCCAATCTCAGATTATGTAAATGATTCTAGATCTAATAGTGTAAGCGATGATCCTCATGCATTTGTATACATCTCAAATAGAGTAAATCTTGCACAACCAGCATCTACTCTCAAAGTGTTTGTTGCAGCGAATAGAGATGCTTCTGCAGATTTCAGAGTTCTTTACAGACTATTCAAATCAGATTCTAGCGAAATTGAGCAGTCATATGTACTGTTCCCTGGATATGATAATCTGAATGATACTAATGGAGATGGATTTGGAGACGAAGTAGTTGACTCTTCCAAGAATAGCGGAAGAGCAGATGCATTCGTTGTTGCTAGTGCAAACGAAGAATTCAGAGAATATCAATTCAGTATTGATGATCTTGAGCAATTCTCTGGATATCAAATCAAGATTGTTGCTAGCGGAACAAATGAAGCTAAGTCTCCAACATTTAAAGATCTAAGAGCAATCGCACTTGCATGATATGGATCTAATTAGAGTTGAAGATAACCAGAACCTGTACAGAGATGCAGGTTCTGGTGCTATTGTAAATAAAGATTCTGCGGGTTATTCTCGATATATGTCAGAGAAAAAACGTAGAGAAAAAGAAAGGCAAGAGTTAGATGATGTTAAAAGTGAACTTGCCGAGATTAAAAAATTACTTCTTGATTTGACTAAACAAAACGGTTGAAATCTAAATAATTACATAAAGAAAACTTCATTATAGAGAAATGGCAGTATACGTAGCTAATCTGACAATTAATCAGGGAGCTGACTTCTATCAGACATTTAATTTGTCTAACTCCATTGGAGATACTGCTTTTGATTTGTCTGGTTTTACAATCGAAGCGAAGATCAGAAAACACGCTGCATCTGTTGGATTTACAACATTTACTGCAACTGTTGAAAACGCTTCAAATGGAACAATAAGTCTATCTCTCAACTCAACGCAAACATCAGCGTTAAAAGCTGGTAGACAAGTTTACGATATAGTCATTACTAGTTCTGGAGGATATAAATCCAGAGCAATTGAAGGAAGTGTCTTAGTACGAGAAGGAGTAACTTAATGGCATCAATCAGAGGTAGATTAGGACAATCAAATACTATTAAAGTAGTTGCGTCTAACTCTGTTACGGGATCTAGTGGCAGATTATCAGATATTAGTGATGTAGATGTTAGCAGTCAATCTGATAAGTTTGTAATGGTTTATAATGCTAATACTAATAAGTATGAGTTTGTTGATCCCGATCAAGTTCTTGTCGCAGCTGCTTCTACCGTTAATCCTGTAGGTAATAGCGGTCTTCCAACTGAATTTCTTAATGCTTTAAATACTGACCCCAATAGACCCGCTAACCCTGGTCTTGATGGGGGTACTTGGTAAAAATTTATAAATACCTACAAAAGAGTATTCAATAAGCGAGGCAATTAGATGGCAGCCGCTGTAGTTCAATTTAAAAGAGGTGCGTATGCTGGTTTGCCAGCCTTACAGGCAGGTGAACCAGGTTTTTCAACCGATTTCTACGATTTCTTTATCGGTTTAGATAATACAATTGCAGGCAACAAGTTTTTCGGAAGTCAAAGATATTGGCAAAGAGAAGACGGTATTGAGTCTGCATATTTAAATCTGGTTGATAGAGACGGATCCAATAAGATTTCGATCAAGTCTCCAAACGTACTTGCTGGAGTTACTACTTACGTTTTACCAGCGACTCCTGTAGCAGGAGGACTACTGCAATCTGATGCTGATGGACAATTATCCTGGTCCAGTGCTCTTACCCAGGTTAACTTAAGTAGTCTATACGTTACTGGTCTATCTACATTCCAGTCTGCAATTTATGTTGCTGACACTACAGACTCATCCGACAAAGATACTGGTTCTGCAGTATTTAATGGTGGTTTGGGTGTTGAACTTGCAACCAATATTGGAGGAAACCTAAAAGTAGGTGGTATTGGTACATTTGTTGGTGCGCTAAGTGTTGATGACACGACAGATTCTGATGATCCAACAACAGGTGCTTTAGTTGTTAGCGGTGGTGTTGGTTTATCAAGAAATCTATATGTTGGCGCAGGTGCTTCTATTGCAGGCGTTACAACATTTTCAAGTGCAGAAAATACAACTGCTCTAGGAACAGGTGCAGTTGACATTAAGGGTGGTTTATCTGTTGCACAAAACGCATATGTTGGTGCTGCTCTAAGTGTAAGTGGCACAACAACACTTCAAGGTGCTACAAATATTAACGGTAATGTTGGTCTCGGTAATGCTGAAACCGATATTATTACCATCAATGCCGATATTCAAGGAGATCTTCTCCCTGAAATTGATGGAACTTATAATATTGGTGATAATACTGCAGGTAAGCAATGGTTAAACGGTAGTTTTTCTGGTATTATCACCGCAGTTGGAGGTCAAAATGCTGCTAATGTAAAAGTTGGCATGACTTCCGAAAGAACCATTGATACTAGTTCTGGTTCTTTATTCCTCTCTGCTGCTGATACTAGAGTTAATGTTGATGGAACTCTAATTGTAACTTCTGCTGCTGATATTGAAGGTAGTCTTGATGTAGCAGGTACAGGTAGAATTTCCAATGTAAATATTGGTGTTAATAGTACAACTCAGATTGAGTCTACTGCAGGCAACTTAAAACTTAATTCTGCTACTAATACTATTGATATCGATTCTCAGACAAGTATTACTGGGATCGCAACTTTCAACACTGGTCTTAGACTTGCTGCAGGGCAAGAAGGTGCAATTATCGGTAATGTCGGCATTGGCACTCTTGATGATCAAACTATTAGTACCGAAGCTGGAAATCTAGTTCTCAGAGCAGGTCCTGCATCTTCTAGTGTTAGAGTTGAAGATGATCTCATCGTAACTGGAGCGATCTTTGGATCGATTACTGGTTCCATTTCAACTGCTACAAGAGCAAACACAGTTGATGTTAGTAGCGTTGCTGATACTACTGACAGATTCCTAATATTCTCTGAGGCATCGACAACTAGTACTGGACAAACTGCATATGTTGCTCCAGACATCAAATATAATGCAGACTCCACAACACTGACTGTACCAATTGCTGAGATTGGTAATATTAGAGCATCTGATGGCAGCGATGCCATGACCATCTCTAACACTACTGGTAACGTAAGTTTTGCAAGTAGTATTACTGTTACAGGCGATATCACAGTTCTAGGTACTCAGACAATCGTCAATACTGAGGCACTGAAGGTTGAAGATCCCGTCATCGAACTTGGTCTAGTAAACAGCGGCGGGGATCTTGTTCCTCCAACTGTAGATCAAAACTATGACATTGGTCTGATGTTGCACTATTACACAACATCTGCCAAGGTTGCTGCAGTTTATTGGGATGAGTCGGTAAACAGAGTTGCAATCGCATCTTCTGTAACCGAATCTGCAAATGTCATGACTGAAGTCGCATATGCTGATGTTGAATTCGGTGGACTTTGGATCAATGATGCTGCTGGACAGTCTCAGGTAATCAGACACAACGGAACCTCAAGAATCCTTGAGAATATTACCGTTGACGGGGGTGCCTTCTGATCCTATAAATAGGGTTACTAGTTAGATAAGATTTAGATTATGTCATCTGAAGTTGATTATCAGATTCTGCTGGGAACCTACCAGCAGAAATCTTCTGAATTGCTTAGTCAGACAATCGCATTAGAAGCAAGAGTAAGGGCATCAAATCATCAGATTGATGTCCTTAACAAGCAGATAAATGATCTGATTGCTGAATTAGAGAAACACAAGTCTATTATTGTCGAATTAAAAACGGCAGAACTGAATAGGTTGGCGGAAGAAAAGGAGAAACAAAGACTCCTTGAAGAAGAAAGAACACAAGATGAATTACACTTTGGTTTGGTTGCCGCACCAGAACCAAAACCTAAGGTAGCAAGGAAAAAGAAAATAAATAGTGCTGAGACTAATGTATCAACTCAGCCAGCTGAGGGAGAGGTTTAATGGCAAAACCATCAACACGCCAGGAATTAATCGATTATTGCTTGAGAAGATTAGGCGCTCCTGTGCTGGAAATTAATGTTGATGATGAACAAATCGATGATCTGGTAGATGATGCCATTCAATATTACAACGAACGTCATTTTGACGGCGTTGAAAGAATGTATCTCAAGTATGAGATTACTCAAGATGATATTGATAGAGGAAAAGCAAAAAATACTAATGGGGTTGGGATCGTAACCACAACTGGAACTTCATCAATTCCTGGTTACGGTTCGACTACTTTTAATTTCTACGAAAATTCTAATTATATTCAAGTTCCAGATTCTGTAATTGGAATTGAAAAGGTATGGAAGTTTGACACCAGCACTATCTCTGGTGGAATGTTCAGTATTAAATATCAACTATTTTTGAATGATTTATATTACTTCAATTCGGTTGAGTTGATGCAATATGCAATGACCAAAACTTATTTGGAAGATATTGATTTCTTATTAACAACAGATAAGCAAATAAGATTTAATAAGAGACAAAATAGAATGTATCTTGACATTGACTGGGGTCAGCAGACTGCAGGAAATTTCTTGGTTATTGACTGCTATAGAGCATTGGATCCCGCAGATTTTGCAAAGGTATATAATGATTCATTTATCAAGAAGTATCTTACTTCATTGATAAAGAGACAATGGGGACAAAATTTAATTAAATTTAGGGGTGTAAAACTTCCTGGTGGAATTGAGATGAATGGGAGAGAAATTTACCAGGATGCGGAAAATGAATTAAAAGAATTAAAGCAGATCATGGCTCTAGAGCATGAATTACCACCCTACGACTTTATTGGATAATGGCACTTAATCCATTCTTTCTCCACGGATCCTCTTCGGAACAGCGACTAGTTCAAGACTTGATCAATGAACAGTTGAGAATGTATGGTATTGAGGTCGTATACATTCCAAGAAAAATCGTAAACAGGGATGAAATCCTCGCAGAGGTGCAGTCTTCTAAGTTCGATAACGCATATATCATAGAGGCATATTTAAACACGTATGAGGGGCATACTGGGGGCGGAGACATCCTTAGTAAGTTCGGTATGCAACTGAAAGATGAAATAAATCTTGTTATTTCAAGAGAGAGGTATGAAGAGTATATTGGCGCATTCATTCAGGATGAAGATCCATATGAAATTGAAGTTGCACTAAGACCTAGAGAAGGAGATATAATTTATTTCCCTCTTAGCGAAAAGTTTTTCGAAGTTAAGTTTGTAGAGCACGAAAAACCATTCTATCAGTTAGGAAGAGGTTATACCTACGAACTTAATTGCGAACTCTTTGAATATGAGAATGAAGTTCTTGATGTTGGTATACCTGAGGTTGACAGAGCACTTGAAAATGTTGGCGAGATTATAACACTCAAGATGGTTGGTTATGGTGAAACTGCAGCAGTTGGTGCAGATATTAATACTGGATATGTAAGAACAGTATACATTAATAATGATGGTTATAATTATACATCAACTCCAACGGTAACTTTTGAAGCGGCACCACAATACGGAAGAACGGCAAAAGCAGTTGCTATCACAACTTCTATTGGGGGAGTTAGATCTCTCAAAGAAATTGTTTTAACTGATGCTGGTTACGGTTATAGACATACACCTACTGTAACAATTACTGGAGGGGGAGGTGTAGGTGCAGCAGCTACCTGTTCTATTGAGTTGTATAGGAAGGGTGTTTCTCGGGGAGTACTCATTAATAGAGGAGAAGGATATACTGGAGTACCTTCTATAACTTTCAGTGGTCCCACTTTTACTGGAGCAGCAGCAACTACTGTCATCATTAACAATGCCGTTGATAGAGCAGTAATTACTGATGGAGGAACAAACTATTCTCCAAAACTAGCGATAGGAGTTACATTTAGTTCTCCAAATCCAGTTGGTTTTGTAACGGGTTCAGTAACTGCTGTAGCAGCAAACGATCAACTATCAACCTTATCTATTGTTAATGCTGGAATTGGACACAGTGTCGCCCCAACACTGACGTTTAGTGCTCCAACAGGCGCAGCAGCAACTGCTACAGCAACAGCAGTTGGAGGATCTCTATACGGCGAACAAATTTCTAGTGTTTCGATTGCATCTTCTGGAAGATACTATCTAACTGCCCCAACAGTAACTTTTGATAATCCAACAGGAATTGCATCAACTGCTACTGCAAATACAACACTATCATCTTCTGGGGGTATATCTACATTCTCATATACTCTACAAAGTGGCGGCAGATATTACTTAGCACCTCCAACATTAACTATCGATTTCTTATCTCTATCTCCAGCATACATAGCAGATTCTTACTATGGGTCTAACGCATGGAAGATTGTTAATGCAGACCCAAATAGAAATATTACATATCTGGGAACTGCGTCAACTACATCAATTGGTTATAGCGGTGCCATTCAACTTGCAGCTAAGATTCCAAGTTCGTTACCTGGTCTATCAACGTTCATTGAATTTAATAAGTTATCCAATGGAAGCAAATCTACTCAAGTAGATCTCAGAATTAATGATGATGGTTATGTTGAAATTGGTTTAGGCACGGATAAGGTAGGAGTTAATACAGATTATCTAACTTACGATTTTACTGGATTAGATGTCAGAGATGATCAATGGCACTGGATTTATATTCAAACAGAAATACTTCCAAACTTCGATCAAAGTTTATCTCTACAAGTTGATGGTGGTTTACCAGTAAGAACTTTCTTTGCTGCTGGTGGTGGAGAAGTTGATATTGTTACTAATGCAGATGTAACTCCTCCAGTAATTCAAAATGATTTGAATAGCGGAATCATTGTTGATGGTATTTTCGGAACAGTTGATGCAGGAACTGCATCTTCTACTGCACCAGCATCAATGCCAACGGCAGATTCAAATACAGTACTATTTGATGATTTTGAGAACGATGCAATTGGTAATCTAAACTCAATCAGTATTGGATGCTCAATAACAAATGGTGTAGTAACTTCTATTGATAATTCATCGACAACATTATCTGGTATTATAACTTCAATTGTATCTGCGGTTATTGATCCCCCAATCGGAACACCATCAGACTTTGTTGCAACTGGAATTGCAAGTGTAAGTTCTGGAATCGTTACTGATATCACCTTGACTTATGCTGGATATGGTTATCTAACTTCTCCAGGAGTTACTCTTTCAGCACCAACTGGTGTAGCAACTCAATTTACTGCTACTGCAATATCCAAGATAAATGGAGATGGCAAACTCAGCGAAGTTGAAATAACAGATAGAGGAATAGGATACATTTCCAATCCAACTGTTAGCATATCTGCCCCATTAGGACAAACTCCAGAGGGTTATGGAAGTGTTGGTGTTGCAGGAACAGTTATTTCAATAACTCTAACTAAGACTGGTGTTGGTTATACAGAACCTTCAATTGTATCGATATCAAATACCGTGACCGATAGAGATTTCGCTACTGGATTTACAACAGCAATCGGAGAAGTTGTATTAAATGAAATTGATAATAGAATAGATAGTGTAAAAATAATTAATCCAGGATCGGGTTACTTAACTCCTCCAGTTGTAACTATTGGAGATGCTCCAATTGCTGCTGGTATTGGTACATTCTGGTTTAATGAAGTTATTACTGGTTCGACATCTGGTGCAACGGCAAGAGTTAAGCGTTGGGACGGCGAAGAGGGAATTTTACAAATTTCGATCGAAAATGGCACTTTCCTAGATGGAGAGCGAGTTGTTGGATCTTCTTCATCCGCTATATATGTTGTCGATTACTACATAAACAAGAGAGATGTACCTAAGATTGCATCTGTCGCAAATATTGATGATTATGAGCAAAATGACGAGATAGAATTTGAAGCTGATCAAATTTTAGACTTTACTGAGAAAAATCCCTTTGGAAATTACTAATGCTAGGAAGCCATTATTACCACGAAATTATTCGTAAAACTATCATATCTTTTGGGACGCTATTTAATAACGTTTCAATTAAGCACTATGATAAAGATGATCAGAACGTCATCGATGAAATGAGAGTTCCTTTAGCATATGCGCCAAGGCAAAAGTTTCTAGCAAGATTGACTCAGCAGTCTGAGTTGAATAAGTCTGTTGCGATTACACTACCAAGAATGTCATTTGAGATGACATCTCTTCAGTACGATCCATCTAGGAAGACTGGTGTTACTCAAACTTTCAAGGCATTAGAAGGAGATAATCTCAGAAAAGTTTTCATGCCTGTTCCTTATAATATTGGTTTTGAACTGAATATTTACTGCAAATTAAATGACGATGCTCTACAAATTGTTGAGCAGATTTTACCTTATTTTCAACCAGCACTGAATGTTACTATTGATCTAGTCAGTTCTATTGGAGAGAAGAGAGATACTCCTATTGTTCTTAATAGTGTTTCTTTTGTAGATGACTATGAAGGTGATTTCACTACAAGAAGAGCACTAATTTATACACTTTCATTTACTGCTAAAACATATCTGTTCGGTAAGGTCAGCGATAATTCTGATGGTCTCATCAGGAAGGTACAGGTCGATACTTATACAAATACTGATCCTGTCACCGCTAAGAGGGAGATGAGATATACAGTAACTCCTAAAGCGAAAGAAGATAAGAATAATGATGGCGTAATTAATACTGTAGATGATGCACTAATAGGTCCACAAGATGACTTTGGATTCTCTGAAGGATTTGAATTCTTCACAGATGGTAGAAGTTATAACATTGGCCAAGACGCTGACCTTTGATTGATAAGTTATGTCGGATGAATTTGAAAGTCTAGATCTTGCTCTGAATACCGAGTCAAATATTCAAAAACCACCTGCTAAAAAGACAGAGATTGTCAAACCTGCAGGTGATGATATTAAAAAAGACTATGAGTACACCAGAGCAAATTTGTACTCTCTGATTGAAAAAGGTCAGGAAGCAATTAATGGAATCATGGAATTGGCGGGAGAAGGTGCCAGTCCAAGATCATATGAAGTCGCTGGTCAACTTATCAAAAACGTTGCTGATACAACAGATAAGTTGATGGAACTTCAGAAAAAGATAAAAGATATTGAGGATGAAACAACTAAATCAACTACAAATAACGTAACTAATAACGCATTATTTGTAGGATCTACCTCAGAATTATCTAAATTACTAAAACAAGGATTCCTAAATAATAATACACCAGAATCATAAACAAATGTCTGATGTGAATGAGGAAGGACTACGAAAGTGGTTCGGACAATCAAAATCTAAAGACGGAAAATCTGGTTGGGTTGATGTCGTAGACGGAGATGCATGTGCTAGGGAGAAGGGGGAAACCGCTACTCCAAAGTGCGTATCATCTGCAAAGCGTGCATCAATGAGTAAAAAGGAGAGACTTGCTGCACAAGCAAGAAAACGTCGCAAAGATCCTGGTCAACCAGATAAATCTGGAGCGGCAAAACCCACATACGTCAAAACTGATTACACACCTGATGGCGACATGGATCTTCAAGAAGTAAAAGATAAACCAGGCAAAGGCAGCGGAACA